CATGGAGCGCTCAATAGCATGTATATTATCGATCTTATCAATGAATGGCTTGGCATGGTGGAACATGAACTGTGTAGCGGGTAAATGTTCCTCCCATATAATTTCTTTTTGTTCAAGGTAGTCTTGTGCGGCTTCATGGAAATCCGTACCCCTTGTAGTAGCTTTTTTCGTTATTCGATTCGCCTCTTCGTCACCTACTCTTTGTCTCCACTTTATAAATTTTTCTTTGTTATAAAATGAGGTGATTGATGTTATAGATGGAACCCAATCACCAGTTGGCAATTCATATAAACGACAACCTGGCGTATCTTTACTCTTTAACTCTATGTCACCGAGATAATTATGAAAAGTTCTTTGCATTAGAGTCCTAGAGCGAGTTTTGCAATGAGATAATCTCTTACGAGACCTGAACGAACAATATCATCAACACCAAATTCAACCATCTCAAACTGTTCTTCTAGTTGTTGGATGATCTTCATAAAGTCTAAGATACCATTACGTTCATTTGTTTTAGTGAGATCTGTTTGTGATGCATCACCACAAAAAACAATTTTAGAGTTCTCACCAACTCTTGTTATTATACTATCCAACTCATGGAAATTCAAGTTCTGACACTCATCTATTAACAAGATGGAATCATCAAATGTAGTACCTCTGAGGAAGGATGTAGACCAGAAAGAAATAGTCTCTTGTGCTTTTAGATTACCATACAACATTTCAAAGTCTGCATCTGTAGGCATCTCAAACATATACTTAACCATATTCTTATATGGTATCTGATATAGTAAAGACTTATCTTCATGATCTCCAGGCAAGAAACCAATTTCTCTTGTAGATACTAATGATCTAAAGATATAAACTTTCTTGTATGGTGTGCTGTCAGATAGAACATCTTGTAGTGCAAGATAAAGTGCAATGAATGTCTTACCTGTTCCTGCACAACCATAACCAAAGACGTTCTTTCCATCTTTGTAAGCATCAAAAAACTTCTCCTGATTTTTTGTAAGAGGAGTGATATCAACTAGAAGATCATTGTTGATAGGTTTCTTTCTTTTCATCTGCTTAGAAGTGTAGCCAACCCCGATGGGTTCAGTAGTTTTCTTCTTTCTTGGCATGTTAACTATAATCCCTATTTTTACGAACAGTAGAACCAGGCTGTTTAGAAGCCCTGTCTAGTACTTCGTTCCATCCACTAGAATTTGCCTCTCCTTTGAAACGCATCTCACCAATCTCTTGACAAGCAGCAACTCCTGCACTCCAATCTTTATCCCAGTCAGGATTCTCATCCTTCCACTCACCATATTGTTTCATAGTCATGGAGAGTTCTTTCTTCTCTTTAGTTTTTAAATTAATAACAGGATAGGTGGGCATAATTAATCCTCAGTAGGTTCTTCAGTGGGTTTTTTAATTTCACTATTCAATCTATCTATCTCCTTAAGAACAGGGTTTTTAATCCATTCCAGTGCCTCTGATACTGATGGATATTGTTCAATGAAGATCTTTCTACAATCTTCCGCAATCTCCATGTGTTCCTTCTGTGTACCATGTGCAGAACGTAGATTAATATAATGTATCCAAGAACGGCAAGAGCCTGTCATGTAGATCCTTGTAGGAGTACATAAAGGTAATACCATTCTAGCACACTCTTTAGCAACACCTTGTTCCAACATTTGAGTATAAAGACTAGTAGCAGAACTAAACAAAGTAATCATCTGACGATTAAGTTTGTCAACCAACTTAGGATCTAAATCATCAGTAGAGTTCTGACGATTCTTTTCATCCTGTCTACGAAGTTCTGGTAATTCTATTTCACCAAGTGTCGTACTAGCAGCATATCTCTGAGAGAACTCTTGAAATGTAAAAGATCTATGACGTAATATCTGTGCAGCAATAGCACGAGTAGTCTCAATCTCTAAGGTCATTGAGGCCTGTTCAAACACACTCCAATGGTTGTGTTTGATACAGTACTTCAATAGTCCTGCATACTTATCGTTGTCCTGATTAGAAGGGTTAGAAACACGGGCAATATATGCCATGTTTTCTTCAGGATTTGGTGTCGCTTGAATCAGTCTTGCTTTCATTCGTTTTAAATCTTTTTTTAATCATTTTAGCATAGTACACATCCTTTTCCGTATACCAATCTGGATGTTTCTTTGCCCTCTTCAAGAGTTTTTTAGCTGCTTTCTTGTCATTCAAAATAATATAATAGAGTATGATTACCTATTATTTAGTATAGTAAGCTTTAAAATAATTAACAATACCATTAGAAGTGACTTGTTTACTGCACCATTCATCAGCACATTCATAGATCGATCTATTGGATGCAGTATCTCCAAATTCATGTAAAAGAATTTTTAATACTTGTTCTCTTAGTTTAAGATTCATCTTAGAAGACCTCATCGTAATCAGATTCAACAGAATCTTGTGGAATATATTTACCAGTATCAGAATAAATTTCTGAATCCAATTCATCCACAACCTCTTTCAAGGCAGTAATTAAAACTTTTAGTTTAGCTCTATTCATGATCGTATTATACCATAAAAAAAGGAGGGGATCAACCCCTCCTTGATTTTATTATGCAGAGACTACACAATACTGTGTTTCCTCTGAGTGCTTGATCCCCCTGTAAGTAAGATCAGCTTTGATTTTCTGACAAGCTTTCTTGTCATTGGTGTCATACTGGACACCCCTGTATGTGACTAGTGCCATTGGATTTACTCCTAAAGTAGTTGGGTTTTTAATCCGTTCCTTTAGTCGGCTTTTGCGTCCTCCGAAGAGGATGAACGATTCCGTTCCGAGTCGGCTTACTTGCGTCCCTATCGGGATGAACGATTGTGTTAATACTAACACAGTTATATTATATAGTCAAGTAGTACACTTTTAAAGCTGTCTACCATGTTGATCAACTAAACCAAGTTTCTTTATCTGACCCAAATTAGATCTTTCCTGCTTCTTAAGTTTCTTATACTCCTTAAGAATTTTTTCTACTCGTGAATTGAGTATCTTAACTTTCAATTCATCATCACCTTCCTTATCAACGAAACCAAGTCCAGCCTTTTCGGTCTGATCTTTAGAATCTACATAATCATTAATATTTTCTTGTATTTCACCTCTAATAAGTTCAGTTATCTGAGCTCTTAATAAATCATCATTCATTTATTATCCTCCGTTGACTTACGTTTTCTTTTCTTTCTGGGTGGGGGAGCACTTTTAATCTTACCCCATGTCTTAGGATTCATAGTACCAGAAGTCCAAGATATTTTTTGAATAACATTCTTCTTAAATGCATCCCAATAAGAATCAAAAATAGGGACTCTATACCCCATAACAATATCTTTCCATTGTTTCTCACCATCATCACATTCAATAAGATATGCAGTAGTTGGAAGAGATTTATCACCAGCTGCTTTATCATCACAACCAGTCATAATAACAACAACACTATTATCTTTCAGTATTGAAACTTGTTCTTCAGTTAAAGAAACCGTGGTTGTCATGAACGACCACCCCAATGAATATCAGGATAAGCCTCAGCAATAATGTCTTGAGTCAACTTATACTTAGCTGATAATTTCTTATCCTTAGTCAAACAAATTAACTCAGCTTCCTCCATATGAAGTCTCTCAAGTAATTGAATAAACATACTCTCTCTTCTCAATGATGGAAGAGTATCATTACCACCTTTCACATAGTGATATAGATTTTTATACTCTGAGGTTAACTGGTTATGATCCGTGCCCTTTGGCGCCTCATTGGGGTTGTAAGGTACTGTTCCATCAGGAAGCATACTTCTGACACTATCGTCATAATTCCAGATCAATACTGCACGAATGGCAGGGGAATCATACTCTTTCAATAATTCAATTTTCTTTGCCTTAGACCTTGCCTTTGATACTGCATCAAGTATTTCAGTTATCAAGGGATTGGGTGGCAACTTTTTAGTCTTAGTAACCATGATTAATCATCATCCTCCAAATAATAATCGTTTTCATCTAACATAACACGTAGAGCTGTTAGTTCTGTTTTAATCAAGTTCCCGTCTTGATCATACATCTCAGGATGAGATGAAATTTGTGCATTCTTTAGTGTAACATAGTCAGACCACTTATCGCAAGCGAACCAACCAATAAAAGCACCAAGAATCATACCGAGAAGAGTTCCACCTATACAAAAGAGAGCTGAGTAAACCAACGTTACTTGTACTGATGTAAGCATTAGTAGATATCCTATCTAAGTTTATTTAGTGAGTTTTTTACGATTCCTAGAACCCTTTCTTCTGCCAGGTTTTTTATCATTTTTATATTTAAAAACATCACTGACAATGGATTCAAGATACGTTTTTATCTTTCTCGCCATAGGTTTACCTAAGTAACCATATGACTCTCTGATTTGTTTATGTTCATTATCACTACCACCTTCAATATACAAATTTAATTCATTAACAGTTAATTCTATACTATGAACTGTGCTACTATCAATAAACTCATCAATCATAGGCCCAGTCAATCTATTTGATGTTAGATAACTATACATATCAAAAGTAAATGTTTGTCTTAAAAACACATCATCAATAACATGTTCCACCATATCATAAATGTTTGAATCTATAGGAATTTTTTTCATTAGTCTGAATCGTTTCATTAGATAATACGTTCCTCCCTTAGATATTTTACAGAGTCCATACATCCACCAAGTTTTTTGCCATCCATTACGACTTGTGGAAAAGTTGATCCTTTACCAAACTCGGCATAGAACTCTTCTCTAGTAAAGTTATCATCTAATTTGTATTCTGTAAAGGCTAAATCTTTACCAAGGAGAATTTGTAGT